AGCAGGAGCCGGTGATGGATTACGAGTATATTTGCGCTTTGCGTGAAGGCGAGCAGCACCAAGCTGAAGATAGCTATTTCTTTGTCCGTCCTGAAAACGACACTCCGACTTCGCGGAAAATGTTTTGCCAAGGCTTTGAACGCGGATTCCACAAAGGCCTCAAATACGCATCCCCTGTCCGTACAAAAGACCTGACGGATGAAGACTACGCTGCGCTATTGAAAGAGTGCCGAATATTCAAACATCAAGCACAAGCTGTTGAGCGACTGATTAAAGCAAAGTTTTGCAGACAAATAGACTTAACGGACGTAGAGATAAAAGACATAGCAAACGAACACGGCGAATTTCACAACCAGTTTGCCCGTGCCGTCATTGCCGCTGACCGGGAGAAAAATCGTGGATGATAAATGGTTATGTAGCGAATGGCGCTGCGGCTGGGTTGGAAAAGAATATCTTGTTGCGCCTGATCCATTCAATGAGGGCTGTAAGATTGCCGCTTGTCCAAATTGTCGTGAGATAGGCACGCTGGTGCTTTGTTGCGACGAACCGGGGTGCGATAAGGAATCAACCTGCGGCACCAATACCGAAAGCGGATACCGCCGAACCTGCTTTGCGCATATGCCAATGAGGCAACAAAATGACTAAAAACAACAAAAACACCGATCACCTGACGTTTCGGGATAACGTCCTCAATTGCCTGCATTGCGGTGATACGCACGAAATACCCCTGCCGATGATGATAGATGAATTCGGTAAAGAAATACGCTCTTTTATAAAACGGCATGCCGACTGTAAAGCGCCGTCTAAAGCCGCTCATCAGTATCGATACTCAGGAAGCTTTGGAGGCTAACGTGAGCGAGTGTCCAATTCTCATGCCGTCTGAACTGGCGATGATTACTGGTCGTATTCGGCGCTCATCTCAGGCGAAAGAATTAGACGCTATGGGGATACCCTACCGTCTTCGGTCAGACAAGAGTATCGTTGTATTCCGCTCGGAGCTACCAGGTCATGAATCGGCCACGAAAACAAAACAGAGATCTCCCCGCTTGTGTCTATCTTAAACACGGTTCTTACTTCTACGTTAAGAATGGAAAGTGGCACAACCTGGGCAAAGACAAGAAAGCCGCTTTAGCAGAATACGCTAAGCGCCTTGTTGCGCCAAAGGATGGCATGGCTGGGCTGCTCGCAGAGTGGTTTGATGAGATAGAAGTAGCTGCAACAACTAAAAAGAGCTACCGGCACGGGGTTAAGGTTCTCTCTAAGGTATTCGCAGAGTTCGAGCCGCATCAAGTTACAGCCAGAGATGTTCTGGCCATGATGCACCACTTTAGAAAAAGACCGGCATCAGCAAACCTGTACCGCAATGTATTGCTCTGCGCGATGGATCGAGCATTTATGCAAAACATCATTGAGCGCAATATTGTGGTTGATGTTAGGCCGTATCCGATCAATAAGCGCGATCGGTACATTACCGATGCTGAGTTTGAATCGATTAGGAATAAGGCAACTCCTACCCTCAAGATCGTTATGGATCTGTGCTACCAGACAGGCCAGCGTATTAGCGATGTGCTTGCGATTAAGCACAGCGACATAAGCGATGAAGGCATTTATGTATTGCAGTCAAAGACAAAGCATAGGATGGTGATTGGCTGGTCGCCAGAGTTGCGTCAGGTTGTTGCAGACGCCAAGGCATTGCATAAGTGCCTACGCGGGATGACGCTACTTCATACGCGACGAGGATCACCGTTTACCTACTCGACCATTAGAACGTTATGGGATAGAGCAAGGTCTGCTGCAAATGTGGAAGATGCCCATATTCATGATATACGAGCGAAGGCTGCGACCGATGCCGAGAAGCAAGGGCAGGACAGCAAAAAACTACTTGGGCACCGGTCAGAATCTAGTCACAATAGGTACCTCAGAAGTAAGGAAACGCCGGTCGCTGATCCGGTTCGTATTAGACAGTCTAATTGAAATGAGGCAAAAATTGCCGCAAACCCGCATGATATAAGGTGTCGCATTTATGGCATCAGCACACGCTGCAAAGCATCTTAACCGCATGTATTTATTTGTGTTTTTGCTACCCACTGTCTAACAAAACGATAGAATCGGTTTGCTCTGTAACCCGCATGGTTAATGGGTTGTTTTTGGAGTTTTAGACAGATTTTCAAGCAAATTTAACGCCGTCCGCGATGCCGTTTTCCGGCCTCCTGAACCATGCCCCAATCCTCACGGCACTCGGCATCGCACCAACGGCGGCCTCCAGTCAGCTCGGCGTTACACCAAAGGCAATGTCCGGTAACCGGTTCCTCTGGTGATGCACTCCTGGCAGACTTGATCGCCAGATCGCGGTCTAGCTGCTCTCTGTCGCTGGCTTGATCGTAGATATCAGTCATTTCGTACCGATTCGCGTGATGGTTGTTGCCATGGCGGCAGTTTTGTCGGCGCTGCCCCGGCTAGAGCCGAAGAAGTAGCTGACTACCTGCTGTGCATTGGCTGCTACGTAGCCAACAACGGTACCGACCAGACCGGATACCGTTGCTACGATGGCTACATCTTTGATCGTGATGCCGCCAGTCATGATCTGATAAGACCCGAACAGCACGGCTACCATGACCCCGGCAAACGTTAGCAGGATGACGATGCCCAGGTTAAACACCCCTTTGTTTTCAGCGAATACGTGCCGGGCGTCTGATGTGTCTGCGATGTAGGACTTATCCAGATCGACATCAAGCTCCTTCATTCGCAGAGCGAACTCCTGATCGGCCTGTTTGACGGCGAGGATCTGCTCCGGAGAGGCGGTTGCCAGAGCTGCTGCAATATCCTCCTGGTTGCCGTCTGGACTACCGAGCAGTGCTTCTGACAGCGCCCGAACGCCTAGACCGGCAAAAGGCCCGCCCAAAGCGGTGGCGATAGTCGGCGCAACGGCCTTAACCAGTGATTTCCAATCAAAACTCATATCAATTCTCCCGTTGCGTAAACGTTGTGGCCGATCTTCATGGCGTAAAGCAGGCACAGCACAAAGGTGACCGGCTCGCTCCAGGCCAATAGAACGCCAATGACTAATGCGCCCTTTATTAAGGCCAGTGACAAACCGACTCCAAACTGGTGGTACATCTTGAGGACGGTCTGGCTCTGCACGATGCCGCCGTTATTGACGATCCAGGACGTTTGCAGGCAATCAATGATCTGCATGCCCAGGAATACGCTCATCATTAAGGTGATCATGCCGGGTAATCCTTCCAAGGTAATTGGAAGTGGGGACCGTCTTTGAACGTCTTCCAGTCGCCGCCCCACTCCAGAGGAATTCCGAGGTGCTCTGCCGCGTCTTTCATGGCGTCGGCGATCTTGTGGTACAGCGGCCAATCCCAACGGACGGTACCGGCTACGACTGCGCCCAAATCAACGGCGTGGCCGGTGAGGTGGCGGCTTTTAAGAGTGGTTGTCGCCTTGGCAGCCAACAGTTGCTCCTGTTTTGCCAACGAGCGCACGCCTTCCAGAACGGCGAAATCAACCTCGGTTAACTCCAGGGCGCGATTAACCACAGAAACGAGATCCGGATGAACGCCAGTCAGGCGGTCTTTTGACTTTTGAGAGAGTTGGAAGGTCATTCAATGGTTCTCGGTTGGGTAATGTCTTTGACTTGCATTTCGACCCGTGTCAGCGCTTCCTGCTGCAGCCGGTTAATCACAAGCGCTTCCTGGACGTTGGTGAACACCCACGCCATTGATGAGATAACCAGAACCTGTACCGCGCCAAACACAATGCCAAGCGCCGAGCCAGCTCCCTTGGCTTTGTTGATGGCTTCATTGGTGTTAGCCTCAATGGTGTTAATATGTGCGTTAGTCAACTCATACTTTGTGCGGCTTTCTGCTACCTGCTTCCATAGTTGATCAATGTTCTCTCTGGCGTGACCATTGTGGATTACAACTTCGGCAATGGTTTTATCAAGCTTGGCTATTTGAGTGACGTTGATTTTGATGTCTTCAACCTTCTCGGCAAGGCTTGTCATCTGTATTTCCATTCTCGCCAATTGCGCCGCTACGCTGTCAGCGTTTTTTTCACTATCGCCCATGCTTTCCCCTTAGGTACAAAAAATAAACGCGCCGTTGCGCGTCATAAAAAAACCCGCCGAAGCGGGTTATGGGTGTTGCTATATAATCTATTGACAAAACACGCATTGGAGTTTGTATGCCTTACTTTGACGAATTGTTTGTTCAACAGATTAACGGAGCGCACAAACAGCGTGCCAAGGCCCAGCCTGTTGATATTGGATACATCTTGCAGATCAATCGCCTTCTTAGAAGCAATGGCATAGTTGATACATCTGATTGGAAGCCTCTCTTTGGCGGTGATTTGTCTCGGCATTTTGAGCATCAAAGAATTGCAGAGCAGAAACGACATATTATTTTAGGAACGGTTCCGGCTTTCTGTTTATAAGCCCAGCAGCGCCCTCTGCTCCCTGCCCCAGTCTCGGCACGCTTCTACATGCGCATTCCACAGCTCAAACTCAGCGCTTGGGGCTGTGCGCAGTAGCTGGATCTCATCCTCAAGCGAATACTGCTCGCGGATCATGTCACGCACACGCTGGTTGATAGCGTCTACGGAAGTGAACGGGGAGCTGCTCAAAGAGTTCTCGGTTGCGGTCATAAGCGGTTTTCAGTAGGTGGATAAAACTGTGGGTTCTACGAGCGTGACCCAGTATTGATATAGCGCTTTGCAGCTTGTCTTTCTTGAGCGCACGCCTAAATTTGAACAGGCTGTGCTTGCGGATAAACCGGCGGCTGGCCCAGGTGCGATACCCCACAAAGTTGATGCCCCGGCGAACTGGGGCAATGGTGTACTTGGATAGCTCAAGCCCCAATCCAGAAATAAACATCTTGATCCTGCCCAGATATTCCAGGCATTTGGCGCGGGATACGCCAAATATAATGAAGTCATCCACATAGCGGCAGTACCGCACCGCCTTGAGTTCACGCTTGGCAAAATGATCCAGCGGGTTGAGGTAGATCAGGGCGTAGGTCTGCGACAGCAAGTTCCCGATTGGTATTCCTACCGGCTCGCCGTACTCGGCAAATATCATCATCACATCGACAAAACGCTTGTCTTTGATTTTGCGCTCAATCTGTTTACGCAATACAGATCGGTCTATCCGGTAAAAGAACTTTCGAATATCCAGCTTGATGGTGTGGCTACCAGCCGGAGACTCACGCAAAGCTTGCTGTGAGTAGTCCGCTGCCTTATGCGTGCCCAGCCCTTTGCGGCAGGCAAACGATTGGTCAATGAACCCGGCGTTAAATATCGGGTAAATGATGCGGTAAATGGCGTGCTGTACCACTAGATCAGCAAACGACGGGGCGTAAATCTTCCGGGCCTTCGGCTCGTACACCGTAAACGTGTAGTACGGCTGTGGCCGGTACGTACCATCGTGAATGGCGTTATAGAGGCGGTCTAGGTTATAAGCCAGTCGGCGCTCAAAGTTAAAGCACGAACGCTTCTTGTGCTTGTTGTGGCTGGCGTCAAGGTAGGCTTCGTACAGGTTCTCACGGGTGAACGCCTGCTCGAATAGATGCCCGTAGCGTTTCATTGTAAAACCACCGCCTGACGTTCGAACCAGATTGTGTCTGGCCTACCAGAAAGACGGCGAAACGCCGATTTCGCGCCGTAGCGCCGGAAAGCGACTCCCTTTGTTCCACCATCTAGTTGCCTAGTTCGAGGTGATTCAGAGTCGGGGCGAGCGCCAATGTTCGTGTTCGAATTAGAACGCGGATTGTTCAGATTGACGGCAGAGACGCCGGCATTCAGACCGTTGTTCCAGTTGCCACCACGGATCGGGACCATATTAAGACGCCTCCCGTTGCTGCTGCTTTTTCTGCTCTTCTCTGAGCTTTTCTTTCTCCCGCTCATCTCTGATCCAGCCGCCGATCATGCGGCCCAGTTCATCGATGAGTAATGAAATTGTGAGGAACCGATGCGCGGCGAGCTGCTTGGGTGTTTTCTCGCTTCTTGTTCCGTCGCGAAACTCAAAGTAACCGAACTCATTAGCGAGATTAACGAACATCCTAAATTCTTCGTGCGCAACATCCAGATCATCGAGTGTCTTCTTTTTGAAGTACAGTTTCTGTCCGCGAACAATTAGCTTGAACACAAAATACATTGCTATTCGAATGTCTCGAGATAGGGCGTGTCTTTCAAAGCTTGGGAAATGATTCAAATAAATGTTCATCAGCTTTGCCGTTTCGACAAACTTATGATTCAGCGTGGCTTCGGAGTCTTTTCCCATGGCTGTATCGGGGCGCAGCTACCGCTGGCCCCTGACAAAGTTACAAAACAAAGGCGGGGCG